GCATTGTGACTATCGCTCACACTAATGAAGATGGAGACCCTAAGTACTGTAAGATGATAGGACAACGTGCCAGTGTTATCATTGATCTATCTAGGGATAAAGAAGCAGAAGACCTTGACGAGAGAAACACAACATACATCACGGTACAAAAAAACCGCCCTTGCAGTGAAGAAGGACGGGCTGGCAGAATGAAGTTTAACAGTGATACGTTCACACTAATGGAGGTGTACTAATGATACATAAAGATTTTATAAATTATGAAGATTATGAACTTATTAGTATAGTTTACTCAGATGACCCATGCTATAGGTGCATAGCAGAGGAACCAGAATTAACCTCTAGTGAAGAAGGTGTGTCTACTTACCGTACTATTGTTCAAGATGTAGACACAGGGGAGTTTTATGAGTTTAATTGGTGTATGAACACCAGCGATTATAGTTATCCACTAGAGGATAACGAAGTAACTTGTAGTAAAGTTAAGCCAGTTTCAAGATATGTTACAACATGGGAAAAGGTAGTATGATTGAAGCAGAAACAGTATTCGACATAGAGACAGATGGACTGTTAGATAAGCTGACTAAGATACATGTGTTGTCGTATCAAACAGCAGCTATGGATGAGCCAAGGTCTATCTTTGACTACGATGAAATGCGCGACTTTTTCTTGGAGTACAGTATGGATCATACGTTAGCCTTAGCTGGACATAACATTGTACGCTTTGATATACCCGCAGTGGAAAAGGTGCTAGGTATAAAGGTACGTGCCAAGCTAGTAGATACGTTAGGACTTAGTTGGTACTTGCACCACAACAGAGCAAAGCATGGTCTAGCAGTGTATGGTGAAGAGTATGGTGTACCTAAGCCCAAGGTAGATGATTGGGAGGGGTTATCCAAAGAAGAGTATGCCCACCGTTGTGAAGAAGACGTTAAGATTAATGTACGCTTGTGGCGTGACCTAAAGCGGAAATTGGAGAAACTATATGAACAGTGAAGCGTGGAGACTTATAGACTACATCACATTCAAGTTAGACTGTGCTAGGGAGCAGGAGGCCCTACGGTGGAAATTAGATGTAGCTAAAGCTAGTATGCACCTCGCTGAATGGCAGGGTATGAAAGAGGATAAGGTAGAACAACTAGCTAATGCTATGCCCCGTCATGTACTTACTAAGGTACAAAATAGACCCAAGGTGATGTATCGTAAAGATGGTAGCCTAAGCAGTCACGGGGAGAACTTTGAGGCTCTGAGAAAGCAGTACAAGCAGCCTGAGACGGTACAGAGTTTTGTTGTACAGACAGGAGAAGAGAGAGGTAATCCTAACTCAGTGTCCCAGATCAAGGATTGGCTGTTTAGTATTGGTTGGCAACCCAGAACATTTAAGTTTGTAAGAGAGGCTAATGGTGATGAACGACAGATTGAGCAAGTCAGGAAAGATGGGGAACTATGCCCGTCAGTTAAGAAGCTGGCTGTTAACGATCCTGCTGTTTCTATTCTGGATGGTCTTTCTGTTCTTACTCACAGAATCGGGATACTCAAGGCGTTCCTAGAGTGTGAGGTAGATGGATACCTAGAAGCTGGTGTGGCTGGCATGACTAACACTATGCGGTTTAAACACGCTAAACCTTTGGTTAACCTCCCCTCAGTGGAAAAACCCTATGGTGCTGAGATACGAGGTTGCCTTATTGCCCCAGAAGGTTACGTGTTATGTGGTGCAGATATGACTAGCCTAGAGGACACGACTAAGCGACACTATATGCAGCCACTAGACCCTGATTATGTAGCAGAAATGTCAAAACCGGGATTTGACCCACACCTTGACCTAGCTAAACATGCTGGTGTCATCAGCCAAGAGGACATAGACAAGCACAACACAGGAGAACGCAGTTTAAAGGCATTGCGTAAGAACTACAAGGTAGTCAACTACAGTGCCACGTATGGCGTCAAAGAGGCTACCCTATCTCGTACTACAGGCATGAAGAAGTCTGAGGCTAAGAAACTACTAGCTGCCTTCTGGGATCGTAACTGGTCCGTAGAGGCCGTGGCAAAGGGTGTACGTGTACGAGAACCACAGGGGCTAGGGGGTATGTGGCTAAAGAACCCAGTTAGCGGTTTCTGGTACAGCCTACGCAGTGAGAAGGACCGCTTCAGTACACTTAATCAAGGCACAGGCGTCTACTGCTTTGACACTTGGGTTAAGCATTGTCGTAAGGATGGTGTCAAAACGATAGGACAGTTCCACGATGAAATTATCACTTTGGTAAAAGAGGGAAAGGAGGCACAAGAGAAGATTAGTATGGAAGATAGTATAGAGCGGTTGAACGATGAGTTGCAACTAAATGTACCTCTGGGGATTGATGCACAGTTCGGTAGTAGCTATGCTGACATCCACTAAATTTATTTTTAGTGTGTGGTTGCGTAAGTACAAAAAATGTTGCTATATATAAGTACCCGCATAAGGAAAGGAACCCGACATGGGAAAGAAAGTTTACGTTGAGTGCCCAGTTAATTGGGCTAAGTTGCGTGAAGAAGACCGAGACATGGGTAAAAACATGCAGGAAGGTTCTGATGCACGAATCAAAATTGATGAGGTACAGGGACGCTACACTGTACAACTAATGCTTGATAAGGACACTAAGAAAAAGATGGTATCTGATGGCGTACCTAACAAGGGTATGCAAGCACAGCTATTCAAAGAAGATCGACATGGTGTTGAATACTTCTCAGCACGACGAGGCCACTTTAACCCTAGATTCAAAGATCAGAACACAGGGGAAATGGGCGTAGTAATGGGACCACCCCGTGTCCTTAAAGAAGACGCTGACGGTGTTCTAGTTGATTGGGACTTTGAGACAGATGGTCTTATTGGCAACGGCAGTAAGGTTGTAGCAAAGCTAGATGTATGGGACGGTAAGCTGACTACCTTAGAAGCAGTTAAGGTCGTAGAACACGTACCCTACGAAGCAGACGGGAGTGCTTTCTAATGACTAAAGCCACCATCATCTTTGAAACCTCGGAAGAGGTAGATGGGTACGAAAGTAAGACTACTATTGAGCGTCATAATGTAGACACTCTTGAAAATCTTGCATACTTCTACAGTGAGGCTACAGTGGCAGGGGGCTGGACTTACGTTAAGGCAGTGGCCCTAGAAAAAGAGGATGAGTCTATTGTCTGGTCCGACATTTGAGCCTAAACATGTCTTAGTTGATGGTGACATTGTTGCGTACAGGGCTGGGTTTGCCTCAGAGGGTAAGACCAGTGCAGATGCAAAGGACAAAGTAGATGAGGTTATGAACTTTATAGCTTCTAACACTATGTCCTTCCCTGTACCTGACAGGTTCCATACGTTCTTAACTGGGGCTGATAACTTTAGATTTGAAATAGCTAAGTCGTACCCCTACAAGGGGAATAGGAGTAAGTCAGAAAAGCCTGAGCATCTACAACATTCGAGGGATTATCTAGTGTCCAAGTACAAAGCAACTATAAGCTACGGAGAGGAAGCTGATGATCTTATAGCTAAGGCTGCAACTAAGTATGGACCTAATACTGTCGTAGCTTCTGTTGATAAGGACATGCTACAGATACCTTGCTGGCACTATAACTTTGGCAGGGATGAATGGTCACAAGTAGACGAGTGGGGAGGCTCTAAGTTCTTCTATACTCAGATACTAACTGGTGATGCAGCAGACAACATAAAAGGGATCAAAGGTGTTGGCCCTGTTAAAGCTGGTAAGTTGCTTAAGGATTGTACGACAGAGGAAGAACTGTGGTACGCTTGCTTAGAGGCTTATGATGGTGACTATGACCGTGTAGTAGAAAATGCCCGACTACTATGGCTAAGGAGAAGAGAGGAAGAGTTATGGGAGCCTCCAACAGTGAGAGACGGAGACACGCAATAAAGAATGGATACCGCTCTGGCTTGGAAGAGGATATATCTAAAGACTTGACTGAACGGGGTGTAGACTTTGAGTATGAGAAGCTAAAGGTAAGATGGCAACTCTTAGAATATAAGACCTACACCCCTGACTTTAAGTTACCCAACGGTATTATCATTGAGAGTAAGGGCAGGTTTGTTGCAGCGGATCGTAAGAAGCATCTTAAGATTAGGGATCAACACCCGTTCCTAGATATTAGGTTTGTGTTCTCTAACTCTAGGGCTAAGTTAAACAAAGGTGCAAAGAGTACCTATGGGGATTGGTGTGACAAGCACAGGTTCTTATATGCAGATAAAAGGATACCCGACGAATGGTTGTTGAAAACATAGCTACCTTTAAGGTACACAGAGTAAAAGATGGTCCCTACCAAGACGAAGAGGGTGGTATGTGGTGGTTGTTATGCTGGGTAGAAGATTGTGCCCCAAGAGACCCAAGTGATGCTATGTTTGATGAGGAGATACCATTCTCTACATTCACTAATGCGTATAACTTCAAGAAACACTTTGAAAGTTCTATTGATCCTATCTTAATAGAATTTCGTGCTGGGATGGAGATTAAGTATGACGGGTAAAACAGCTATTGTCTTCTCTTGCGCTCATGTAGACCCATCAGTAGGAAATGAGAGGTTTGATTGGCTAGGGGAACTTATCTATGAGGTCAACCCACATTACATCATTGACTTGGGTGATGGTGCAGATATGAAGTCCCTTAACACTTATGACACACGCTACCCACAAGCTATGTGCGCTCAGAGTTACGAGGCAGATATTGACCACTACAACGAAGCTATGGACCGCCTGAGACGTAAACCTAGTACCCGTAAGTATAAGGTGCCGCAATGGTTTGGGTTTGAGGGCAACCATGAACATCGTATCAAACGTGCTATAGCGCATGACCCACGACTAGAAGGAGACAAGTACGGTATTTCATATAGTCACCTACAGACGGATCACTGGTTTGATGAATACCATGAGTACGAGAACTCAGCACCAGCTATAAGGGATTACGATGGAATATCATATGCTCACTTCTTCAGTTCTGGTAACTATGGTACTGCTATGTCAGGGCTACATCACGCTAACTCCCTAATGGCTAACAGGAACCACAGCAGTACGTGTGGGCATAGCCACAAGCGAGACCTTAAGTTTAGGGATGGTGCACACCCTAACGGTATCATGGGGCTTGTAGTGGGCTGTTATAAGGGTGCAGCAGAGTCTTGGGCTGGGCAAGCTAACAACGATTGGTGGAAGGGCGTTGTCATTAAGAGGAATATTTCTGGTGGCATGTACGAGCCTGAGTTTATATCACTTCAACGGTTAAAGGAGTTATACGGTAATGGGGAAGCGTTCTGACTTCAAGAGAGTACCAAGGGACTACTATCCTACCCCAATACAGGCTGTAGAGCCTCTAATAACTCACCTGCCATACTCCTTTGACTACTTGGAGCCATGTGCAGGTGATGGTAGGCTTATATCACACATAAGTCAGTTAACCAGTGGGCTAGGGGAGTGCATAGGTGCTTACGACATAGAACCAAGGCATGACTATGTACAGAAGATGGATGCTCTAACTATAGAAAGTGTCTCAGGTAGTTTTAGCAAGGACTTCTTAGCTATTACTAACCCACCTTGGGACAGGAAGATACTACACCCGTTGATAGATAACTTCTTAGGTATATGTCCTACTTGGTTGTTGTTTGATGCGGATTGGATGCACACGAAACAATCAGCTACCTTTATGACATACTGTAAGACGGTGGTGAGTGTAGGAAGAGTTAAGTGGATTGAGGGAAGTAAGAGCCAAGGTAAGGATAATTGTGCTTGGTATCTCTTCGACTTTAGTAATGAAGAACAGACGCAGTTTTATGGGAGAATGATACAATGATTATGAGTAACAAAAGTATGGAAGCGTTCCGAGAGTATAGTGATTGGGTAGAGAAGAAGATCGTTTCTGACCCAACAGATAGACTCCACGAAAATGTGTATGGGATTTGTGCAGAGGCAGGGGAAATCGCAGGAAAAATACAAAAAAGCCTAAGAGATAACACTGAGGTTACGCCTAACGATATTATAAAAGAGTTAGGTGATGTGGTGTATTATGCTACAGCTTTAGCTAACTACTACAACGCTAACTTAGGTGTTGTTATACTAGAAAACATGACTAAATTAAATAGCCGTGAAGCTAGAGGTACTATTAAAGGAAGCGGAGACAATCGATGAAGAGTAACTACCTACCCACAGACTATCAGACCTTCATTGCCACTAGCCGCTATGCACGTTGGTTAGAAGATGAAGGACGGCGTGAGACATGGGGGGAGACAGTTGGTCGGTATATGACTAATATCGTATCTCCTTGGTTAACACCTACCATAGAAAAGGAAATCTGTGACGCTATCCTTAGCCTTGAGGTTATGCCTAGTATGAGGTCACTGATGACTGCTGGTAAAAGTTCAGCCCGTGACAACACTTGTATGTATAACTGTTCTTACTTACCCGTAGATGATCCTAAGTCCTTCGACGAGGCTATGTTCATCCTGCTCTGTGGTACTGGTGTCGGGTTCAGTGTTGAGCGTCAGTTCATTACTAAGTTGCCAGAGGTTCCCTCCCTCTTTGATA